TGTTGCGGTACTGTTAGAGGTATCGATATTAGTGTTGAAGCTGTTGATCTGCTCTTGTTTCTGGGCAATCAACTCTTCAGTGTTCTGCTTCAACGATTCAATATGTCTCTTGTATAGCTCTATCTTCTCACCAGCACCTTTGATGCTCATATCGGTTGTGAGAATGCTATCACGGTTAGCCGATAGTTTGTGCTTGAGCAAGGAGTTCATCGTAGAGAAGATTTGAATATCGAGCAAATCCTCGATGACCTCTCTACGGTTGGCTGCTGATAGTTGCATGAAAGGTACGAATGCTGCACTTCCAAGAATAACAATCTGTGAGAATGACTTATGACTTAGTTTGAGAATACTTCTCTCAAACATCTCCTGGTAGTCTTTTGCTTCCGCATCTTGGTTGATCGGCTTACCATCTTGTAGGATTTCAAACACGGTAGGCTTCATCCCACGACGTACTTTATACTCGCGCCTACCAATACTGAATTCTACCTCAACCTCTAGCCCCTTTGAGTTGATGGAGTTAATGAGTTGTGGTTTGTTAATTTTACGGAACGGCTTACCGTACAGTGCAAAGCACAACGCATCAAGCAGAGTTGACTTACCAGCCCCATTCTCACCTACGATGAGTGTTGACTTATGGGCAATAAAGTCAATCTCTGTAAACACATTACCCGTCGAAAGAAAATTCTTCCAACGTATCTTTTTAAAATAAATCACGCAATCTCCATACTCAATGCTTCATTGTATAGGGTGTGTAGGAGGTTCTCCAGCTTTGGTCTATCGACGTTAAGATCTAACTGACCGACATACTTGTTCAGAATAGTCAATGTATCTTCCGCTTCGTTAATGATATCGCTATCATCTTCAAGATTCAGATTAAGGTGATCTTCCACTACCTGTAAGTCAAGTGGTCCTGCTTTCTCTAATTTTTCAATAAACATATCGAACCAGAAAGGATTGGTCTTATTCTTTATGATGACCTTAACGATTGTATCTTTGTAGGATTCAAAGTCTATTGCAATCACCTCATCCATACTCTTACCTGCATCATCATAAAACACTTTGTTGAACATAGTGAATGGATTAGGTATAAATGTAAGCTCTCTTGTATCAGTATCGAGTATATGGAATCCTTTTGGATCCTCGAAGTCTGACCAAGTCATCTCGTAAGGTGTGCCTGTGTATGTGATGTTGCCTTTCTTACTCTTGGTATGAAAGTGTCCAGATAATACCATGTCGAACTTGTCAAACACATTACCGTCAAGTCCTGTATCACACATTGCACCTCTGTGCATCTCGAACCCACTAATCTCAAAGTGACCCATGCATATTTGAGACTTTGATAACTCCATGTCTTTAAAAACACCAGTTTGGTTTTCAGGGCTGATCCATGGCACCAGTAGGATAGAAGTATCACCCACCCCTATCTCAGTAGGAAAATGTACTTGTCTTATGTTCTCGTAACCTGTTAACAACAGGCTCAGCGAGTTAACATCGTTGGTATTCTTGTAGTAAGTATCGTGGTTACCCACCAATAACCAGCTGGTAAACTTTGGATGATTGAGAGGTCCGAAGAAGTATTCCTGGGCATTCTTTAGAGTTTGAAAGTTAACATACTTACGTCTATCGAATACATCACCTAACTGTACGATATATTCGATATTGTTTGTATGGAGATATGGAAAGAATACCTCTTCATAAAACTTTTTAAACAACTTATGAAAGTGAGGTGAATCACCTCGTGCACCGAAATGGGTGTCACCCAATATCGCTATTTTGGTCATCTGGTTCAATCTCTTCTTCAATAAATTTTTCAAGACCTTTTTTACGCAACTTCTTCTTCTTATCCAGCCCTTCTTCAAAGCTGATAATGAAGTCGTTCATATTCTCGTTTTCCATATCAATATACGAAGGAGTAAACTCACCATCATCCCCTTCTCCTTGCTCAATCAACGTATTCATCAGCAGTGAGTTGCCTAGCACTTTGTGCTTAATGTAAAGTTGTTTTTTCTCTTTTTGAATTCGTCTGAGGAAAGCGTAGTAGATAATTTGTGTAAAGTATGCGAAAGGATTATTAGATTTCGTAGGATCAAAATTATCGATATAGCTAATACAATTTTCAATACCATCACTAATCATTTCCTCCCTGTATGAATAATTAATGAAGTTTGGTTTGTATGATAACCTCTGGGCAATCATAAGCATGCACTTACCAATATAGTTTGGAATGCGTGGCTTTTCTGTACCGTTCTTCTTCGATAGTTGTACGGCTTCTCTGTACTCTATGCACGCGGCAAGTAGTAGTTTATTATCAACGTAATGGTTTGTATCACTCATAATATTAATTCAATGGTTTCTTTGACATATGCTGTTCAAGCATTGCAAGATATGAGTCATACGAATGGGCTTTTTTTGGCTCAGCCGCATCCATGAGATCGGTAACGAGGCTTGGATCAATGTGCTCTTGGATTACCTTGAGTGAACTGGTATAGTATTCAGTCAACCCCTGTAAAGGTTTGCATACTGTTTCAATATGAGCCCAGCTGAATGTCAGATCTGTTTGCGCAGTAAATGGCATATATCTCTGTAGTGTGATAGCTGGTGTACCGGTACTTCGCTGCATATACATTATCTGCAGTGGGTTATTAACTGTTAATGAATCATCGTGCTGCTTAACAACTGTTCCTACTATCTCGGCGCCTGAAATTAATTTTATTACTGTTAGCATTTAGCTCCTTAATTCAACGTTGTATATCTTATAATCAAACTTCTCTTCGTTATACATTTTAATACGTTCTACGAAGTGTAGTATAGTGTGATTTTGTTTTGATTTCCACGTTAAGTCGTCAGCAATGTCGTATAATGTAAACATCGACTTACTGAATAATTTTCTCAGACCTCGACCAATAGATTGAAGTACTTTTACTCTTGACTTTGAAGGACTGGCGAAGATAACATTATGTAGGTTCTTGATGTTAATACCTGTTGAAAATGTGCCGAGAGAGGCAACGATAATACCATCCTGTATACCTTCTACTTCTTTTCTAATATCTTCACGTATTTCACCATCAACGTCTCCATCGACATAATACAACTCTCTCCCGTTCATCCTATCTTTCAACATGTCATGTATTGCTTTCCCGTGTGCCTTGTGTCTGAACAGGATTAAGCTGTTTCCTTTAAGGGATAGAGCGAGGTTGTTGATGAACTTAATACGAGCAGGTGCGTTTACAATATAATTGACCTCATCAGGGTACTTTAACTTTGAAGCCATCTTGCGCTGCTCTTCACTATAATTAAGAACAATGGCTTTTATCTTAAATTGCGACAGCGTATTGTTTTGAATCAACTCAGCAGTTGTTGTTACCTTTTTAATAGGTCCGAACAAGCCTTCGAGTACAAGTTTATGTGTCTCAGAACCATCAAGCGTACCAGTAAATCCGAATCTGTATGGGCAATCGGTTAACTTTGACATAATATCAGTCAAACTCTTTGCCTTAAATAGATGGGCCTCGTCCCCTATAACTACGTTGAAGTCATCGAACCATTTCTTTGGGAGTTTGTAGATTGACTGCCACGTAGATATAATGAAGGGCTTGTCAGTTGTTTTTTCAGCACCAGAAAGAATACGATGGCAAAATTTATTAGAGTCTTCTTGGAAATATTCACCGAAATCAGTTGCCATCTGATGTACAAGTGACGTAGTTGGTACTATAATAAGTACTTTCTTCTTTGGTCTCCATAAGCTCATAGCCGTTAGAAAGATCATCAGCGACTTACCTGATGCGGTAGGCGATATAAACAGAGCCCTTTTTGATCTTACTGCATGTGCATATGCTTCTATCTGATAGTCTCTGAACTCAATATTAGGCATCTTGATTGTCTTCTTTGCAAAATCAAGCGCTTCAATCACTGAGTATTCTGTGTCGTAGAAGTCTTCCGGTGTTGGGAACTCTACCTCGTAACCTCTTTCACGTGCAAATATCTCAACATACAGCTTCAACCCACCGTATAATTTCTTCGACATCATGTTGTAGAGACGGATCTTACCGTCCCACATTTTGTTTATAAACTTAGGGGTAAACTTAGCGTTAGGTACGTTAAATGTAAAGTACTCACTCAACTCATACGCTACATCTGGCTCGCAATGTACTTTTATATGAACGTCATCAAATCGTGTTATTATTATTTTACTCAAATCGCCCTCTTTTTACGATCAGCCAACCCCGCTGGTGAATTTAGACCAGTCAATTGCTGCTTTTATTTGATATCCCCTGGCTGGCAGGGACTTAATGATAGATTCCACAAAACTCACCTTATCCTCTTGTGCGGCAATCATTGACTTTGCACGGGCAATATCTTTATCAGCTTCCATGTAAGTGGGGATGTCGGTTTTGAGGATACGAAGGGCGAAGGGCGTCCATTCGTGTAGACGTAAGTCTTGCTCACTCAACGTGCCGTTGAAATATTCATGCTTGTCTTTGTACAGCCTCTTATACTCAGACTCCCATTTACGTAAGGTAGTACGCTCGGCGGCGTAAATCTTATAATGTTTGGAGTGTAATTGGGGGATGCGAAGGCGCTCCTCCCCAAGCTCAGTTCGATCAATATGAGCGTCCTGCTCCCATAATTCCTGAATTTCTTCTAATTTCATAATATAATATTTTATTAACCACAACAATGTGATTTTAACAGATGTAGGTTCTTAGATCAAGTATTCGATGCTGAATGTATGGTATTTGAAAGTTGCTATGACGTCAATGTAATCTATATCAGCCAGTCTGGTGTCGAAGTTCAATTCGGATAGAGCAATGGGGTACATGTTCGTAAAGTTTACTCTTGCAATTGGATTCTTCGAACTGGATAGAATAGTAAGAGTTGCATCAGATACGACGCCTTCACCGATAGCCGCTGTCGTAAGTGAGCGGTATCCTTCAAATCCTGAATGTCTGCTGATCTTCGACATCCATGTATACAACTCCATGTAGTTTCTTAACTCTTCATCAACACGGAATGTAATGGTAAAATCACCTAGATCCAGTTTATCCCCTGGGAACTTAAGTCTGTTGAACGGAGTACCTACTTCCACAGTTCCCAGGTTTAACGATGGGATGCTTGCACCTTGAACGAAGTAATTGACACCCGGAGTCTTGTACACCGAAAATGTGAACCCTACTGGTGAAAGAAAGTTCTTATTAGTTGGTAATTTATCTATAGCACTC